AGACAGCGTAACGCTCTCCACATCCATGAATCAGCAATTCCGCGAGGAAGAGCAGACCAACAGCAGTAAGGTTACCGTGCTTATAAAATACTGGAAAGAAAATGGCACCATACATTTCTGCAAGGTTACCGAAGGCGCATACGTCAAGGAAGAGACAGACACGGGTCTCAAACTCTATCCCATCGCATGGATGAGCTGGGAAAAGGTAAAGCATTGCTATCACGGCGAGTCCGCGATAACGGGTCTTATACCCAATCAGATTGCTATAAACAAAATGGCGGCAATGGCGCAGAGATTTATCCGTCAACAGGCATTCCCGAGAGTATTTTACGATTCTTCCCGCTTAAAGGCATGGAAGGAAGGCGTGGCACCTGTAGCCGTAAACGGCAACCCCAACGACATCGTAGCTTACGATAACCATGCAACTACCATGAGCGCACAGGTGGGTCAGTATATCGACACATTTATAAACCTTACCCGCGACCTTATGGGTGCATCAGATGCCGCGCTTGGTAACGTCCGCGCAGACAACACCTCCGCTATTATCGCGGTGCAGAAAGCAACAGGCGTGCCGCTTGAGCTTGTAAGACAGGAATACTACAAGTTTGTTGAGGACTTTGTGCGCATACTCACCGACCAAATGCGCGTGTACTACGGTCAGCGCATGGTAGTCACAAGGGACGAGCTGGAACAGGCACAGGAAATACCGCTTGATTTTGGTTTCCTCAACGAGTGGCAACTGCAGCAGAACGTGGACATCGGCACAGCGGCATATTGGAGTGAGCTTACCACGGTACAGAGCCTTGATGCTCTCTTCTCCAAACAGCTTGTAGATCCGATTGATTATCTTGAAGCAGTACCCAAGCATCTTATACCCGGTAAATCCAAACTTATAGAAAGGTATAAAGAACGTCAGCAGCAAATGGAGCAGATACAGGCGGCGGCACAATCCGCACAGCCTATGTCGGCAGGAGCAATGGCGGCTAACGAAATCACGGCACAGATAGGAGCTTAATATATGGCAAATCCTTGGCTGAATCCGTTACAGGATAGCAAAGAAAATCGCGCTAAAAAACAACAGAATACTGCGACAAAAGTTATGCACGGCTATGAGTCCGCCGTCAAACGCGGGCAGGTGTCGAATTATGACGAATATGTTGATTTCGTCACCAAAGGCAACCAAGCCGCTCTGAAGGCAAGACAAGACCACGCAGCGGCGGTGTATAAGAAAGCATACACAGATTATCTGCGCAAGAACGGTGCGGCATCGGGTGCAGGTGTAGTGCCTGGGGCGAAAAAATATGAGGCTCCGTCTGTCGGCGAAAGTAGTACAGCACTGCAGAGAGCAATACAGTACGCACCGAAGGGTATGAGTTCCACGGATTACCTCAAGAACGCGGGCATAACAGACCCGTCCGTTCTTAACGTGGCACAGAATGCGGACTATCAAAAGGCATACCGCAATGCACCTGCAGGTGTTGTACCCGGTGCTATAAATCAAGGTTATAAGTCCGCAACTCCGCAACAGTTGCAGGATAAGTTCCCTATGGCATACGCCAACCAAGGGGTTATGCAACAAGCCACGGACGAGACCATCAGCACGGAATGGCTTCAAGGGCAGATTGACATTGCCAAGAAAAACGAAACCGACTACAGAGACCGCGCTATAACGTATCAGCAGATGGGTGCAGACCCCAGCGGCAACAAGCCCATAGATGCCATGTATCGCATGGTGTTAGGACAGGCGGAAGAATGGCGCAATAAAGGGCAGGAGTATTCCGACAGACTCTACAGAGCAGAGAGCGCACAAGACTATGCTAATTACATGGCTCTGCTTGAAGACCCCGCAAACCAAAAGTATACCAACATGGCGGCGCAGATACGCCATACCCCGTGGGCACTCGGCGACACTCCACGGGAGTACGACACCATTGCTGTAAATGAACAGGGCAAGGGCAACAAGGTTAAGATAACCGAGGATATCGTAGCGTCGGGCAGACAGACCGAAGAGAACTACGAGTACATGAACGAGGACGAGAAAAAGGTATATAACATCCTGTGGGCAAGGGATAAAGCCAACGGCACAAACGAGGCTGACAAATTCCTTGAGCTTCTTGCACCTAAACTCAATCAGCGACACATGGCGGCTATAGAGACAGCGGCGGCAGAGAACGCCATAAGAAACCCTGTAGGCGCAACCGCTGGTGCTATTCTCTCTGTACCTTTTAACCTTGTAGGTGTTACGGCATTAACGGCTGCCCGCTTAAACGGCAAGGAAATAGACCCCAACAGCGACATCTTTATGTTGAACGCCGTAAAGGAAAAGACCTACGGCACGGTCTCTGAAAATATCGCAAATTCTGTAGACAGTGAAGCAATGAAAAAAGTGCTTCCTTTCCTGTATCAGACGGCTACGAGCGTGGGCGAGTCCACCGTGGCGCGCGCTGCATCCTTTAACCAAAAATGGCTCGCTTCTCTCATGATGGCATCGGGCGCGGCAACCAGCACATACAGAGATGCGCTTCAACGCGGAGCCACGCAGAACGAGGCAACAAGGCTTGCGGCAATATCGGGTGCTTCCGAAGCTCTGTGGGAACTTCTTGAACTGGGAAGCTTTAAACGTCTGAAGGCAGTTAAGAAAGTTTTCCGTGAACTGCTTGAAGCATTGGGCAAGCACGTGCTCACAGAAGCTACAAGTGAATTTGCAACGGAAGCAACTAACAAGATTGCCGATAGCATTATTATGGATAATAACTCTGCTTTTAACGTAGCTATACGCGATTATGTTGCTAACGGCATGACCGAGGAACAGGCACGCGCACAGGCTTGGAAGGATGAGGGCAGAGACCTTGTTGCGGCGGCTCTCGGCGGCGCTCTTTCGGGCGGTGTTATGGGCGGATACGGCTCTGTATACAACACGATTGCGACAACACAGGCGGGTAAGACGGTTGCCTCTAATAATATGGCACAGCCTCTTATGGATGCGGCACTGAAAAAAGGTACAGACTCTCGTGCAAGACAAATTGCTGAAAGCCTGCAGAGCGACAAGATTACCAACAGAGACCTTGGCGCTCTCCTCTTTGCGTACATGGAAGAGGGCGGAGACGTGCAGGAACTTATGGAACACAGGGCGGTTATCAATGCGCCCGAAAGTGTTTCCGAGGGAATGCCCACCACAGAGCAAAAGCGAAGCATTTGGGAAAACTCACAAATCAAGGTGGGCGTAAACCGCAGATATACCACAGGCAGACTGAACAAAGCCGCAAGAATAATTGCAACCGAAAAAGGCGAGAAGGCCACTCCTTTTAATATACTTAAAACGAGACGCGGAATTGAATCGCAGATACAGGCACTGGACGAGATAGGTAAGCAATACGGTTTAGAAATTGTAGTGGTAGACTCTATTGCTATGATGGGAGACGATGGCTCTGTAATCAATAGTGCATTAAACGGCGCATACGACCCTAACACCGGAAGAATCTTTGTAGCGATCGACGCACAGGAAGGTGCGCTTCTGTACGTTGGCGCGCACGAAATGGTGCATTCCATTAAAGACAATAACGTTAGAGGCTATGAGCAACTTGGCGTATTGGTAGCCGAATACTTGAATGGGACTGATAAAAACTGGGACTATAAAATCCAGGAAATGATGGACGGCTACGGGTACACCGAACAAGAGGCAAGAGAAGAGGTCATCTGCAATACGCTTCCTGCAATATTTGCCAACGAGGAAATGGTTTATAAAATCGCTGGTACAAAGTTCGGCAGAAGACTCTATAACAAACTGACGGGCTTTCAAAAATCCCTCAACGATACTGTTGCAAGACTTTCCAAGCTCGATACATGGCAGCAGATAGACATCCTTAAAAACGACATAGAAACCATTAATAAGATGGTGGAGATGCTTGAGAAGGGGATGGCGCAGAGAGAGCAGGGAAGGCAAACCGAAATCAGCGTAATTAAATACTCTCGCATCCAGGCAGATGAGCTAAGCATAAACGACCAAATAAGGAAGGCTCAAGGGGAACTTAATAAAATTGAACCTATAATAGAATTAAAAACTCCTTTACGCAATGGACGAAAAACGGACGCACTGCGCAAGGAGTTTCTATCAAAGATAGGAAGGGACGATGTAGTTGTCGATAGGCAAAACTACGGCAAAATAATTTTTGATAAAAAAAGGATAGCAAAAGGACTGGAGTATGTCAAAAGCGATGCCGATTATGCCGCTTTATATGCTGTACAGTATGTGTTGAAACGCGGAATTGAAATAGACCGGCATAGTAACCATAAGGACAGGGGATATAGCACGATAACTTTTGCAGCTCCCGTTATATTAAACGGCGTACGTGGAAATGTTGGTGTGACTGTAAGGGAAGAGGGAAAAAATTATTATCGTGCACACAGGATTCTCATGCCCGATGGTAGCGTAATGCAGTTTAACGATAATCAAAAAGAGTTTGGACACGGCGGCAGCGTTGCTAAAGATAGCATCGTCGACTCGCCCACAAACTCTTCTACAGCTACTATACTCCAACAACAGCAGGAAAGTCAAGAAAAATTTAAAACCTCCCGCAAAACCGACACCGCATACCTCGACGCCGTAAACCGTGGCGACATGGAAATAGCGCAGAAGATGGTGGATGAGGCGGCGAAGGCGGCAGGGTATACCTATCATCTTTACCACGGCACAGATGCCGATTTTACAAAATTCGATTTGCGCAAGCACGGTGGTAAAAATGGTAAAGGAGAAGGATATGGTATTTATCTTGCGGCAAACAGAGAAGTTTCCGCTCCGTATGGGAAAAATGTTATAAATTCCTATGTTAAATTCAATCGACTTGCAGAGGGTAGAGAAAAAACGCTCTCGCTCAAAGAGGTAAAAAATCTCGTAAAAAGGTCATGCGAACTTGAAGCGAAACGCTCTGTAGATGACGGAGAATACGATTCCATGTCCGAAGCACTTAAAGACACTTGGGTATCCAATTATGTATATACATACGATTATTCAAGTATGGAACGAGTGTATGCGGATGTTGCCGATATGCTTTGGCGAAATAATGATAATGACGGGGAAATCATCAACGAAATTATGGCTGTGGGCGGGGCACATTATGATTACAATAATGCACTGAGGTTTTACGAGACCGTTCTCACCCCAACTACGGGAATTGATGGATTCCATTATATCTGGGGAAACAAAGATGGTAGCGGAGAACAAAATGACATCTACTTGGCATTTAAGTCTGAACAAGTCAAATCCGCAGACCCAGTAACCTACGATGATGCAGGCAATGTGATTCCGCTCTCTGAACGCTTCAACCCGCAGAATAAGGATATCCGCTATTCCTTCAAAACCGACCTTGGCGCGGCTGATAGAGCGCGCTACGCAGGTGATTATGGCAATGCCGCAGTGGTCGCGCCTGTAAACAAGCTCGGCAAGGTTATACCTAAAGCTGCGGCAGACGTTGAGGATATGATACAGAGACGCATGAAACGTGACGGCGTTTCCCGCGAAAGAGCGAGAGCGTCCCTTACTACGGAGCCGAAGTATGTGCAGAAGGTAAAGGAAGCTGAAGCCGCACAAAAGGCAATGAACGAGCGCAGAGCATCCACCGTAGCCGTGCTTGAAAAGACAAACAATATGTCTCTGTGGGATATCGCGCACATCACAGAAGAGGACGCAAACACCACGCCTCAACTTACTCCCAAGAACAGTGGCAAAAAAGGTGACGGCAAGAGTAGCTTTTACGGCTCGGCAATGCGCTCTGAAAATGTGGCAGATGAGACGAAGGCTCTTATAGAGAACAGCTCTGACATCCAATACTATGCCACCATAGCCAACGCAGATACATTGAATGAGGCAAACGAACGCCTCAATGAGGGCGGACGGCAGGAGGCAATGCGCTTTGAACGAATCGATCCGAAGCAAGCAGATGCCACAGACGTTGCAGAGGGCTTCATTCTCCTCAAACGCTACCAGGATGCAGGCGACTACGACAGTGCTATAGCAGTGCTGGAGAAGCTCCGTGAAATCGGCACCACGGCTGGTCGCACGGTACAAGCATTTTCCATACTCGGCAGACTCACCCCCGAAGGTATGCAACAGTATGCTGCGAAGACTCTTGAAAGAGCCAAACAGGATATGGTAGCTAAAAAGGGTCAGCAATGGGTAGACAATCACAAAGAGATGTTTTCTCTCAATGCCGATGAAATGCGCTATATTCGTGAGACTATGGAACGTGCGGCACAGCTTCCCGAAGGCAGAGAGAAGAACGTGCTTATTGCTCAAGTCAATGCATTGGTGCAGGACAAACTGCCAACCAATGCAAGACGAATGCTGAAAGCATGGGCGAGGAACTCCATGCTGCTGAACGCCAAAACAATGCTGCGTAACATACTTGGTAACGCAATGATGACCCCGCAGTATTTTGTAAATGACCTTATAGGCAGCGTGGTTGACAAAGCTATAGCTAAAAAGACAGGCGTGCGCACTACGGGCGTGTACGTTGGCAAAGAAACAGGCAAGGCATTTGTTAAAGGTGTGTTTGAAAGCTATGACGATTTCCGCAAACACATCAACACCCGAAACATGGAGGGTGACAGATTTGAAGCGGGGCAAGGCAGTGATTTCAAACACTACAAACGTCAGCAGATAGAAGCGGCAAGATGGTACAAGAAGGGCGGAATGGCACTGTCCAATGCGCTCAATGCGATGGATAGGCTCACGGGTTTCCTGCTTGATGCAGGTGACAGACCCTTCTACGAAATGCACTTTGTAAACTCCATAAATGCGCAGCTCCGCGCAAACAAAACCACGGAAGTTACGGCGGAGATGATTGACATTGCTACGCAGGATGCGTTGGAGAGAACGTGGCAGGATAACAACGGATACACAAGGTCTGTAAAGAAGATTGTGGATGTTCTCAACCTTGGCAAGGAATACGGACTTGGCTCTATCATAGTCCCGTTCACAAAGACTCCTGCAAACCTTACCAAGGCACTTGTGGAGTACAGCCCTGTTGGTCTTATAAAGGCTCTTGCGGTAGATGCAAGGAAACTGTCTCAAAGCATAAAGAGCGGCACACCCGATGCACGTCTGCAAAGGAAGTTTGTAAACAACCTTGCCAAGGGCATAAGCGGCACCATAGTTATGGCTATAGGCTACGCACTTGCGGCTGCTGGTGTCATTACGGGCGGCGATGATGATGAGGACAAGGATGTTGCGGCATTCAAGAAGAACATCATGGGCATAGCTCCGTACTCTGTAGTTATAGACGGCGAGTCTTACTCCTACGATTGGGCACAGCCTATAGGCGGTCTCATGGCAATAGGCGCAGACATTCAGCAGTACAAAGATGGAAAGCTCAAAGGCTTGGACGCACTTGGCGGCGCGGGCAACGCTATCCTCAACGCACTGTCCACAGGCGGCAATGTAATATTCGAACAGAGCTTCCTGCAAGGCGTGGCGACATTGTTCAAAGAAGACGGTCTTGTGGCGGGCATGATAAACGCGGCTCTCGGCATGACCTCGCAAATGGTACCTACCGCTATTCAGCAGATCGCACAGATGGCTGACCCGTATCAGCGCACGGGCTATGAGTACAATAACATACTCGGCACGACATACAACAACGTTATCAACAAGACACCCGGCGCGAGAAACGAGCTTGCATCTTTGGTAGACGTAATGGGACAGGATGTTGAAGCAAATAACAATCCTCTGTATGTGATGTTCTCGCCCTCTAATAAGAAGGAGAACAGAGCAGGGGATGCGGCAACGGAGATATACAGAGTATATCAGGCAACGGGCAACTCCTCCGTGATACCTGCGCTTGCACCTTACTCTTACGAATGGGACGGCGAAAAGTACACACTGTCTGCGAAGGACCGCTCCGAGCAGCAGAGGCAGATGGGCGGTGTGGTAACGGATATAGTCAACGACCTCATGCAGAATCCTATTTATAAGAAGATGAGCGCCGAGGACCAAGGCAAGGTAATAGAGCTTGCAATACTGTACTCCAATAACACCGCAAAGACTAACTACCTTGTTGCAAATGCGGGCGCGAAGGATGAGCGTGACGGCTGGATGAAGGATGCCGAAGCCAATGTAAAGCACGGCTTAAGCCTTGCGGACACAATCCTCATCAAGTACGCAACAAAAGACATCAAGGGTGACAAGGATGCGAGCGGCAAAACGATAGACGGCAGTAAGGCGGCAAACGTAGCGGCGGTTATAGACGGCATGGGACTCAATAGCGGAGAAAAGGACTACGCGTACTCTACATTCGTATTGAGTGATAGCGGAGCCGAGACGGCGGCAAGACTCAACATAGGCGGCGTAACCTATTACGAGATATCCACTATTCAGCCCGAAAAGTATTACGACGGTGACTCTGTAACCTATAGCAAGGCGCACAAGACCGCAGAGTATATCGACAAAATGCCAAGCGGCAACAAAGAAGACCTGTACCTTGAATTTGTGCTTACAGATACGCAGAAGGATAAGTACGAAAAGCTTGAGGGCATTCTTACTCCGCAGGACGTGTACAACATCATGACTACGGTAGCTACACCCGGCAAGCACGGTAGTGGCGCGAATAAGAAACGCGAGTATATCTACGACCTTGGACTCGATGAGGAAGACGAAAACCTTGTATTTGAGACTTTTGACATCTCGCCCAAGATGTTCAAGGAGTATGATGTAGACATCAGACCTACCAAGGCAGACTACGAAACGTACTGGGAAAAGGCAAAGGACATAGGCGTATCGAAAGAAACCTTTACCAAGGTCTTTGAAGAAGCTCTTGATATGACGGACAAAGAGTACGACAAAAACTACTGGAAGATTATAGACGAGCAGAGAATGTCTATAAGTATGAAGAAGGCTTTGAGGGGTATATTCGATTAACCCCTCCGCTCCCTCTGCTGTGTGAGATGGCGCATGGCAGAGGGGCGAAAAAGGAAGTTGCAACCTTGGCTATAGCTGCTGAACTGTTTGGAATGTGCAGGAATTAGCCATAGCCCAAGACCCGCTGAAAACGGCTTATAGGAGGTCTTATGGGCAGAAGAATTAAGTACGATGAATTTATAAAATCGGATATCGATTTCATCGTAAGCAACGCAAACTTCACGGACGCACAGATGGAGATATTTTTAGAACTGTGCAAAGGCTCTCTGTATGATGAAGGCATATGCTTAAAGCTCTGCATGAGTCCTTCATCGTACTACAGGACAAAAAAGAAGATAACCGACAAAATTGTGAGAGTTATGCAGTAGCTCCGCAAAAGGAAAGAGACTCAATCCCGAAAGGGTGCGAGCCTCTTTTTAGTTTACCTTTTAATCGGGCAAAGCCCAGAAAGGAAGGTGAATTTTTATGGAAGTAAGGTATGCAACGAACGGCAAGGCTAATGCAGGTCTTGCAACAGGCATCATCGGCACCGCACTCGGCGCGCTCAATGGCATGGGCGGCAACGGCCTGCTCGGCGGTCTCTTCGGCGGAAACAACGGGGTGGTTTACGATAACGCAGTAAACCGCTTTGAACTTTGCCAAGAGCAGCGTATTGCAGAGCTTGAGACCGAGGTCAAGCTGCGCGACGCAAATATCTACACCGACAGTAAGATGCTTGACATGTACAAGTATTTCGACGGTGAGATAAAGGACATCCGCAACAACCTCTGCGCACAGGCTGTGTTCAACCAGCGCACCGAGGACAGACTGAAGCTTGAGGCAGAACGTAGGAGCTGTGCCGACAACGCTATTGTCAACTACCTCAATGCAACGTTCTACCCCAAACAGGTAGCGGACGTTACCGTGGGTACTGAGATGACCGCGCAGCTGCTCTATAACCCGCTGCGCAACTGTGACTGCGGTCCCGATTACAACCGCTAAAAGGGAGGGGGCAACCCCTCTCTCCTAAAGGAGGTACACAATGAAATCGATTCATCATATAGAGAAAGGCATAGCCAACTATATCGATAACGAGATAATGGCAAAGTTCCCGAACGGAACATGGCAGAAGGTGGCTATAAGCTCCATTGTTGCTTTGGCGGTACACAAGTATGCAAAAGTGCTGGCGGACAATCGTGCGCTTAAAACCATGGGCATTGTAGAAGGAGACATGGCAGATATAGAAGCCTATGCCGAACAGTTAAAAAGAACGATGCCCGGCGGCGGCGTAACCATAGATGTTCCCATGCTCGGCGCAATAACGCTTACCGCTCCCGATATAGACGTTATAGTAAACTATATCAACAACGCAGAGAGAGGATACTGAAATGGAAATGATGGACAAATACATGGAGGAAATCCATGATTACAAGGAATATAAGAAGATGCACAGGGAGGCAAAGGAACACGAATGTCACGAGCTGGCATTTTGGCTCGATCGGATAGCCGCTGACGAACGTTCCCATGCGAAATGGCTACACGACTACCTCTGTGACAAGGGCAAGATGACCGAAGCGGGCAAAGCGGCATGGGAAGAAATGAAGTAGTCTGCCCCGAATTTGCCCCGAAAAATTTAAAACTGTAGTTTTTTAACGTGTGAATAAATATAAAAGAAAACGCCCAAAATGCGATTAAATGGGCGTTTATCTGTGTTTGATTATTCTTGAATAATCGCACTTAAGCACTTGAAACAAGTCCCACTATCTCCACCAAACCATAAAAAAACCGCTTTGTTAAGCGGTTTTTGTTTTTTCTGCCCCGAAATTGCCCCGAATTATTTTATTTTATTAAGAATCTGCAGAGCACGTTCCTCTTCGCGGGGGTAAAGATGTGCGTATACTTGCCATGTTGTTTGCACGTTAGCGTGACCGAGGCGGCGTGCAATTTCTTGGATGTTTATGCCCTCGTTGCAGAGAACGGAAGCGTGGGAATGACGGAAATCGTGGACTCGTATTCTTGGCAATCCTGCGACCTTTGCGAACTTTCTGTTTGCCTTATCGATAGAAGTATCACGCAAGCATTCCGGGCCACCGCAAATTCGCCAAGAGGGGGAGAATCTTTCGTCCTGCATCTGACACGCCTTGTGTTCCCGGATGATGTCTATAAGCGGTTCGGGCATTTGTATATCACGAATAGACGGGCGGTTTTTGGGAGGCGTTTCAACATCTCCCGTTGTTGCCTTTTGGTTTATGCTCCTGCGCACCTTTATGGTATTGCCATCGATGTCAGTCCATTTAAGAGCGTTTATCTCACCTTTTCTCATGCCCGTGTAGTATGCTATGCAAAAGAAAACATAAAAACCTTTATAAAGCATATTCGTTGCGTAATCCTTGGCAACTGCAATGTATTTTACAAACTGTTCGGGCGTGTAGTATTGCATTTCGTCATGCGGCTTAAAATCTACCTCGACAAAATTCTCGATGCGTTTTACCGGGCTATATGCGATATACTCCATTTTTTCTGCAAACGAGAACAAAGCACGAAGAGCGGCATAGACGTTTTTCTTCGTGGTGACGGACAAGTCTTTTTCATTCATATACGTCTTCCATTTTTGCAGAAGGGGAGTAGTTACGTTTTTGACTTCGCAAGTACCCAAGTGCGGCAGAATGTGAAGCCTATAGTTTTTCTCAAGGTCTCGAAAAGTTGACGCTCGAATGCTATGCTTCTTGGATTCCAAATATTCCGCGCATAGATCCGCAACGGTCATCCTCTGCGCAGGCGCAGACGAAAGCTCAAGCAGCATCTTGCGCTCTGCTTCTTTTGCTTCGGGCAGACCATAGACAATCTTTTCGCGCTGATGATGCTTGCCGTGAACGTCTGTATAATTGACTCGCACACGATAACGCTGCAAGCCGACTTTTTTACCTTGTGTTTTTGTTATGGGCATTATTTAAAATCTCTAAACTGTGAGCGTGTTTCGTAGGTCATTCTATCGATTTTCTGTACCGCGGCAAGATATGCATCATACCACGAGAGGTCAGGCTCGTGGGGAACGCAAGTGTTGCAGGGCTTATATTTTTTTCTTGCCTCGTATATGTGTATTGGGTATTTAACTTTTATGTGTGGACAATTTACAGTATGGTAAGACCGCGAGTGAGGAGAATAGAAAACTGTGAACGACTCGCCCCAAAGGTCTATTGGGCGGGCATTCTTTTCTCTTGGAAGCCCATCTGTTCCGATTTCTATATTATCGGGCACAAGTTCATTTTTAAGTTTTTCTATTTCCTCTTGTTCAAATTTTATTCCTTCTATAAGGCTTTCGGCTTTAGTCTTGTCGCGAACAACACGCATCAAAAATTCCGATGCGTTTATTCTTCTTTTCAATTTTCTGTGCGCAACAACCAAACAGATATACAGGATTAAAAGAACGCAACCTATAATAATTGCCCAACGCAACAGATTGTTATACTTGGGTACGATATCGTTAATAAATTCGGTTAGTCTTTCGTTTTTTTGGGTAAGTTCTTCGTTTTCAGCAGAGAGCGTATTGACAGTTGCTTTGTAGTTGCTTATTTCTTTTTGAGCGTCTACATATTTGCTTGCGTATTGATTGCTGTTATGGTAAGACTTTGTGGGCGTGGGCGCGGTATCGGTGTACTCTTCCTTCGGAGAAGAGTAGGGACATACACCGTTTGGGTGTTGATGAGCACCGTATCCATGATGGTAGTGATACCCGCCATTCTGTCTGTCATAATGACCGCCCGCCGCGTCTGTGCGTCCGCTATGGGCAAAGGACAAAATAGGTATTAACAGTACGACAAAAAACACAACTATAATAGTTATGGTTTTACGCATAATCTGCAAGGCTCCTTACTTTTTCAAGTCTTTTCTTTTCTTCATCTCTGCCGTGACCGATAAGATGAGAGCAGTAACGACGGCTACGGCAACAACACAGAGGGTGATTATTCCAACCACGGGGTATCCTGTTCCCGGCTGAAAGAATCCTGCGTGGGGAGTGACAAGGTCAACGGAGACATAGAACATAAGAATTGCCGCCATTAATATAACCGCACCGATGCACGCCCATATTACGGGGCGGCGGTTTCGTATGCCCGACTTCAGCTCGCCTATAAGCTCCTGCTGCACACGGATCTCCGTGTCTTTGGAGACAATACGCTCCTGCAGAACGGCTATCTCTGTTGCAGACTCCGCAGGATGTGCAAACTTTATACCAAACTGTTCGTCAAGGGATACGCCGAGGTAGGCACATATGTAGCCTGTTGTGTAAACAGACCCCGCCTGTGAGCGGCTTGCAAAGAACGAAGCAATAGTGCTCACGGGGATATCGGCACCGAACATCTCGTAAATACCGTCAGCTATCTGCTGATTGGTTACACGAAGCTCGTCTCTGCGTTTCTTACAGATATTTTTAATCCTTGTTTGTACGGGTACGACAATTCCGTCTTCTAAAACTACATTTTCAACCGTCATATACGCTCCTTAAGTAGATTTACATAGCAAATACGAATTTTTCGTTTACCAAATTTGCATTTTTCGTACAAAATTTTGTTTCTTTCGTTTGCTGTGAGACCGTGCTTTCGGCTACGATATGACCGTAGCAGACAAGCCCATCAACATTCCTCTGCTATACGCCTCTGTGGCTGCTGCCAACGGCTACAGAGGCACATTTTAAAAAGTCAAGGGAAAAATAAATAGTGTGCGCTAAATAGCGCTGTGCGATAAAACGTGAAAGTCAAGACTTGGTTTTTACAAAATTGAGTGGTATTTTAAAATTAATACAGAATTGAGAGGATGGTGACTAATGACCCGGAGTGCAGCTAAAAAGCTAATAGCAACGATGTCCCTTGAAGAGAAGCGTGCTATTTATGCTTTGCTCTCAAACCTTCCAAATAGCCAATCACTCGTTCGGTATCCGCAGGATTTAACGAAACAAGCAGCTCCACAAGAAGCTCGTCAAGTTCAAATTCGGGGATAGCCGAAATATCTCCTCCTGATAGCCCGTCGCTTATAGCGGCGGGTTTTTCATTTTCTTCCCGTCCAAGAAGGTAATCAACTGTTACATCGAAATAGTCTGCCATGCGCTGAAGCATATCGTTGTCGGGCTCGCGCTTACCATTGACGTAATTGTTAAGCCTTTGGGATGAAACGTTTAATCCTGCAGCGACTTCCTTTTGGCTTCTACCATTTAAGCAACGCTTCAAAGCCATAATATCCATTTGGAATCACCTCACTTATACCAAGTATAAACAACAATTAGTTGATAATCAACAGAATAAACAAAATGTTGAAAAAAGTGTTGACAAACAACGGAACGTTGATTTATAATTTAATCAACAAAACGTTGATGAGGTAAACACATGAGAGATTGGTTGTTGATAATTCGCAAAAAGAAAGGTATGCAGCCGAAACAGATTGCAGATGCGGTAGGAATATCACCGCAAGCATATTGGTACATCGAAACGGGAGCAAGGAATCCCTCCGTAGAAACCGCAAAGAAGATTGCAAAGGTTTTGAAGTTTGAGTGGACAAAGTTTTTTGAATGAGAAAGGGTGCGACATGAACAGAAGAGAGATAAAAGAGCTTGCAAAGTTTATAGGCTCAATACTCGGCGGCGTAGGAATGTTTTTTGTAATCTACTGGCTGATGTGGCTGGTTATGGGAGGCTGATATGACAAAGATAAGAATACCGGGATTAAGAGATATCCCCACGGCAATAAGGATTTACTACGAAAAGCATGAGCTGACATCAAGCGACATTATTGAGCTTTTCGGATGCTGTGCAGTAACGGCAAAGAAACTTAAGGACATGGCGAGGAAGCTGATGGGCGAAAGAGACGTTCCCAACTGGAATGCATTGGCGGTAAATACAGATTGCGCATTCGAAGCGTGGGGTCTCAATATCGAAGACTTGGAGCGCAGATACAAGAAGCTCCTCAAGTATGGGATGGTGAAAAATGAGAAACCGAACAATCGATACGTCCAAGAAGAAGTCCCCGTGCATGGGATGTCCGCATCGCAGACTACACTGTCACACATGGTGTGAGGACTACCAAGAAGAGAAGAAGGCGCAGGACATTATAAAAGAGCGCAAGACAAGAGACCAACAGAGATTCGCGCTTGTGCTTGCCGCACGAGGCGGAAAGAAGGACACGAGAGGACAAAGATGAAAACAGTACAGGATTTGGCGGAGTTACTCAACACGGCATCGATGATTATAAACGAGATGGTCGTGACGGAGAGCAGAGACGAGAGATGGGAGCTTGCAGCATCGTTTAGAAAGATACGCACGGGCTTCACAGGCGAAGAGGTTGAACTCTTCCCGATCGAGAGGAGAACACATGGACTTAAACGCATATCAGACAGAGCACGATATCAAATCTAAAGACATCGTGAGCGCACTGCAGGAGAAGTTCCCTAAGTACGATAAGCACATCCACTCCAAAGTGCTAAGACCTTCGGAGTACGGCATCGGGCTTATAAGGGAAGCGCAACAGATAGTGAAAGGCATATCGCAGGAGACGGCGCAGAAGCCCCGTAGAACGGAGAATAGGAAAAACCCCTGTAGGTGTCAGTTTAGGGTAAATAAAACGCTATTTAAGCGGTTGCAACAGGCTCAAAAGCGAAGCGGCTACAGTACGATGCAAGACTTTCTGTTATACATCGTAAAAACATGGATGGAGAGCGACAAGAATGATACAGGAGTATGAAAAGCACGATATGCTCATCTGCGACAGATGCGGATGCAAGATAGTGGACAAGAGATATTTGGTAATAGGCGCGAAAGACCTCTGCGAGGATTGTATAAAAGACATGATGCAGGAGCCTATAAGCATGGCAGAGTACGAGAAAGGCTGGACGGCATGAGAGACGAATACGATATCTTCGAAGACGAAGACGAAGAAGAGGAAGACGTAATTTACGATTGGGAAAGCGTACCTGTAAGCGGATGGTGCAACTGCGAGTACATGGAGCAGTTTAGTCAAAGCGACTTTATTTGAGGAGAGAGATATGTGCAACGATATGTTTAGAGCCTTAAGGGCAGACGAGATAGAGTGCCGCATAGGCAGAGCAATGGAGAAGGGAGTTTCTCTTCTCCTCTACAAGGATGCGAGATGTGACCAAAATATCCTCGATGAAACGGTGGGCGTTATGGGATGGCAGCGTACCCATTCAAGAGACAATGCCAACTGCACCGTCTCTCTGTGGGATAAGGAAAAGCAGCAGTGGATATCCAAAGAAGACACGGGCACCGAATCCTACACGGAGAAGGAAAAGGGTTTAGCATCTGACTCCTTCAAAAGAGCGTGCTTCAACTGGGGCATAGGCAGAGAGCTTTATACCGCGCCGTTCATTTGGATAAAGGCGGAGGATTGCAAAAAGCTCGCGCAGGAAAACGGCAGATGGGTGTGCAAGGACGATTTCGTGGTGTCGAATATCGAGATACAGAACAAGCGCATTCTCTCGATCGCAATAAACAACAAAACGAGCGGCAAGGTGGTCTTCCGCTATAACGAGCCGGTATACGGCGCAAAGCTTGAGGATGACCTTACGAAGGGCAACGAGCATTTCGGCAAGACCTTCACGTTCAACAGGGATGATGCTATAGCAGAACTGCAAACGCTGCTCACTATGGACGAAATCAGAGCAACGTGCCAGCAGAAACGCGTAGCACTTATGAGCGACCTTGAAGACGTAACGCTTATGGCTATGCTCAACAAGGCAAGGAGGCGCAATGCGGGTTAAGCTGAAACGCCCCGAAAGACCCGAAGGGTGCACGCATCTACACCACGTATTCAATGGCAATCCGCAAAGGAAATACGCCGAGAAGTATAACTGCGTGGTGTACCTGCACCCGGTGGTACATGCAATGGTGCATGAAGATGCCGGGGTGCGCAAGGAGCTGAAAGCCGAATATCAAATGCGTTTGGAAGAAGCGGGCTGGACGAGAGAAGAGTTTATCGAGACATTTGGGAGAAATTACAGATGATTAAATTAACGGCAAAAGGCGTAAACGCATATACGGCAATGAGCGGAGATGTGGTTCTCTCGTTCTCAATAGACAAGCGCAATCAAGGCGCGGTGTTTGAGGCGGTCAATGCGATTGAGAAGCTCAACCTCGTAGACCTGTCTATAAAAAAGCACACGCAGAAGAGAAGCCTTGATGCAAACGCTTACGCATGGGTGCTTATCGATAAGATAGCTGCGAAGCTCGGCACCACGAAGGAAACTGTATACCGCGAGACGGTGCGCAATATCGGCGGCAACAGCGAGACCATATGCGTAAAGGCAGAAGGCGTAGAGCGGCTCCGTGAGGACTGGCACAAGCACGGACTCGGTTGGATAACGGACACTATGCCGTCAAAGCTGGAGGGATGCACAAACGTCATCCTGTACTACGGCTCCAGCACTTACGATACGGCGCAGATGTCGAGGCTTATAACCCTCCTCGTGCAGGAAGCAGAGCAGCTCGGCATCGAGGTTAGACCCGACGAAGAAATAAAATCACTCATGGAAGGATGGAACAGATGAACAAGGTATTTTTGGTGGGACGGCTTACAAAGGCACCCGAAATGAGAACGACTCCCAATGGCGTAGCGGTATGCACGATAAACGTAGCAACCACACGCTACGGCAAAAGGGATGAGGCAGACTTTCACACGGTTATAGCGTGGCGAGGACTCGCTGAGAACTGCGGCAAGTTCCTTGAGAAAGGTCAGCAGGTAGCGGTAGCAGGTCACGTAGAGACACGCGAGTACACCGACAAGAACGGTGTAAAGCGTTGGATGACGGAGATACAGGCGGAGGATATAGAGTTCCTCGCAAAGCCCGGCAACAGATCTGAAGCACCCAAGCAGAAGAGCGAGTTCGATGCACAGAGTTCTCTCGATGATGACGAGAACTTTCCGTTCTAAATAATCACACGCGGCAAGGGGAGAGCTTTAAAGCCGCTTGTGATAAAAATAAAAGACCCCAAAAGGGCACCCTAAATATGTTATATCAACCTGGTAGATGAATGTAGGGGCTCTCCCCACATAGCGGCGTAGCCAAGCGGTTAAGGCACGGGACTTTGACTCTCGCAGCGCAAGTTCGATTCTTGCCGCCGCTGCCAGGCACATGGTTGCCATTTGTTCTCCTCGGGATATATTGACGGCTCGGAAAGACGAGAAGTGGCGGGGTTTGAGCAGCCCCGCCGCGGATACCATGGAGGAAAAGATGGGAAAAGACAGTTTTGTATTATACGCAGGATATATCGAACATATTGAAGACCTTACGGCAGAAGAACAGGGACAGCTTTTCATGGCTATCCTTCGCTATGCCAACGGCATGGATGTGGGCGAGTTAAAGGGCGCAGTAAAGATGGCTTTCTCCTTTATCCGTGCGCAGATGGACAGAGACGCAGAGAAGTACGAGGAGAAGCGCGAAAAGAGAAGCGCGGCGGGCAAACAGGGCGGCAGACCCAAAAAGGAAGCCGAAGAACAGCCCGAAGAAGAAGCAAATGCTTTTTCCGAAAAGCAAACAAAAGCAAAAAAAGCAAATGCTTTTTCCGAAAAGCAAAAAAAGCTTAATGATACTGTATCTGTTACTGATACTGTAACTGTTAATAATAAGACAGACAGACTTATACCAAATACTGTTGATGATGTGCGCGCGCAGATAGACTACGAGTGGGTGTGCGATACATACGGCGTGGCAAATGCCGACCTTTGTGTACAGGTAGTTTCAGAAATGTATTCTGCGGACTCGCCAAAAACCATTAGCGGAGTTACATACCCGCCAAATATGCTTCACGAGCGGGCGGGGGTTATAAACGACGGCTGTGTAGAGTATGCACTCGATCGAGTGGTCTGCCGCACGGAAAAGATTGGGAACACCAAGGAATATGTTTGGGCGGCATTATTTAACGCTCCAACGGAGCTGGACATTCACTACGGAAACATGGCGTTAAGCCAATAGAGTGAGGGATGAGAATAGTGCGAGTATTCCCGGAGCGGACATCGTATACGCCGATAGATGATTACGCGCTTATAGGCTTTCAGCCATTGTTTCTCCCCAAAGATTATGACGAGATACACATAAGCTGCACGTTCACATGGGACAAGCCTTTTTGCAGAGACCTAAAAGCGCAGTATGAGGCGGTGCAGGACAAACCCGTAAAGCTTGGCGGCGTAGCGTTTGGTACGCCCGTGGAAGAATTTGTGCAAGGAATGTATGTTGCGCCGAATATAATCTTCACTACAAGAGGCTGCAACAACAAATGCCCGTGGTGCATGGCGCACACGGTAGAGGGCAAATTCAGAACACTTGGCGACATTCCTGTCGGGAACATCATTCAAGACAACAACTTCCTGCAAGCCGACAGGGCGCACAGAGACAAGGTATTTGAAATGCTCAAGACTCAACGACAAATAGCATTTAGGGGGGGGTCTTGAGGCAGACCTTATGGATGACCACTTTTTGGACGGTATCAGAGGGTTAAGGATTGCGGAACTGTGGCTTGCTTGCGACACGGATGCAAGATTTAACGATTTTGCAAAAGCTTGCGAAAAGCTCACGAGAGCAGGATTTAATCGCAACAAGATACGCTGCTACGTTCTGTCATATGGTCGGGATCGGGAAGCGGACGAGGCAAGAGCAAGAGCCGTGTACGAAGCAGGTGCAATGCCATTTGTGCAGCTATACAGAGACTTTTCAGAGACCAAAACCGTGTACCCTAAAGATTGGGAACGATGGGCGAGAACATGGCAGAGACCCGCTATTATAAAGGCAATGATGAGGGAGGTGTGAGGGATGAAAGAATACATAGACTATCACGAACTGAACAAGTGGGTTATTAGGCAGCTTAAGCACTACGGAAAAGCAGCCGAGGAAGACGACAGTAAATACGCTATAGGGGCTTATAACTTGGCGCAGGAATTGTACGATTTTCTTTTAAGCTCGGGCAAGCTACGCGCAGACAAGGGTTATATGCGTGAGGCTAGTGCAAAAAACCGCAAACTAAAAAAACTGAAAAAGAACATAACCCGAATGTATGAAAAATACGGCGAGTTTGCAGTAGGTATAGCGGAGTTTGAAGTACAGCACGAACTGCAATACCCGGACGGAGGGCTGGAAATATGAAAATACGAGTGTTAACAAAAAGACCGGGACAGGTGCCGCGCTCAACGTGGATCGAGAACGGTCTCAAAAACCTGCAGAACTATGTGGGGGGCTACATCGAGACAGTTACGCTTGCAACAGACTGTGTGGTTATCTGCGATGAGGAAGGACGGCTCAATGGCAAAGAATACAACTGCACCATATGCGGGGTGGACTTTGCTGGGGACATAATAATCTGCGGCGTAAAAGAAGACGAGTTCGCCGACCTGCCTATTGAGTACAACGAGGCAAAGAAGATATTCAAAAATTTGTGGAGGCAGGAATGAAAGAGTATATAAACCGTGCAAATCTGATGCAGAAGCTAACAGCTGCTGACGTGCAGAAAATCTTCCGCGAGATGGATGGAGCAGAGGCATATGCCAAGTTTGTCGAGCTGGTAAACGAAGCTCCGGCACATACGGCAAAATGGAAGATACGCATGAATGAAAAAACCTGCCCAGAGTGCGGCTTTATATATTACAGCAACGGGGATTTGTGGAACTACTGCCCAAATTGCGGAACACCGATGGAAGGGAAAACACGATGAAAGAATACATAGAGCGCGAAGCGGCGAAGAACGCTATATATGAGTATATTTTAAATCAAAAGGTAAGTATGTACTCAACATCGGAAATATGCAAAGCGGCTAAAAGTGGCGCAGAAGGGGCTATGTACGAAATTGAATATGTTCCCGCCGCAGATGTAGTGGAGAGGGTGCGTGGGGAGTGGATATACTCGCCGACCAGTGAGACGGTGAGTGGAACGGATGCGACAATGAACGAAATGTGTTCTGTGTGCGGAGAGAGGGCAGTAGAAGACAGCAATTTCTGCCCAAACTGCGGAGCTGATATGAGAGGAGAAGAGCATGAACGATAACATGGCGGCATTCATACGTGAGAGCATGACGGATGCGATAAAGGAATTCGCAAGCAACTTTGACAGACGGCTTTACTTGAGACAGACACGCTACGCCGAGAAGGGCGAGACCGATAAGGCACAGGCTTTTGAGGAAGTACACGAGCTGCTGATGAAGGCTGTGGAGGAGGTGTGAGCGTGAGCGACACGGAGATTATAAAGGCTTTGGAGCAATCGGAGAATCCACAATACTTTTCATATGAGGCAACGTACGAAGTGGTAAAAGATATTATTATGAACCCCGAGAAGTATCCGTTGGATTACAAGAAGATGCGTAAACAGATTGAGGAGGAAGAATGAGAGACACGGAGATTATTAAGGCGTTGGAGCGAATGGCATTTATTGAATCCCGCAAAGGGGAAGTACAGAAGGAAAAAGTGCTTGAAAGTGCCGCAGAAATTATCAAAAGCCAAAAGGCAGAGATTGAATCTATGCAAGCGCAGATTGATGTACTGTGGGAAGCGGGTGTGAGATTGAAAGCCGAAAAAGACAAGCTCATCAAGACATACAAAGAGTGTGCGCTTGAGGTGGTCAAAGAGTTTGCGGAAGAACTAAAGAAAAGTGTGACATACATTCCGTGGTGCGATTATGCGCCTGTGCAAAGATGTATCGACAACCTTGTTGAAGAAATGGAGCGTGAGAGGGAATGACAGAACTAAAACCGTGCCCGTTCTGCGGTGGGGAAGCGATATTAGACAGACACGACATCTTTTGTGATTGCGGAGTAAAAATGCAGATTCCCATGTATGTTTCGGGAAAAGAAAGCGTTGATGGTTTTCCGACATATGAGGAAGCAAGGCAGGAGATGATTGAAGCATGGAATAGGAGGGTGTATGACCGATAGAGAAAAGCTGATTGAGCTGATAGACTACTGGGTCGAATGTGTTGATTTAACACATTGGTATTCGGAAGAATTGGACGAAAGTCTTGCCGACTATCTCATAGCAAACAGTGTCACGATTCCCGTGAGGTGTGGGGAGTGTGAGAGTTACGATACAGAGGGGTTTTGTTACTGGTGGAAAGAGTGTGTGAGAGACAATGACTTCTGCTCATACGGAGAAAGGAGAGAGGATGAAGATTAAACTAACGGAAGAGGATAAGGCGTACATAAGGAAGTTTGTGGATATTGTGCGGGAAGCGATGGAAGAATGTGGTATGCCGGCACCAATCAGCAAGGAAGAAAATTGCTCCATAGTACGCGCAGAGTTAGAGCTGGAAGCCGAGAGCAGAATGGAGATGTATGCTGAATACATAACCGCAGAAGACGTGGAAGCTCCAGTGGACGACAGCGGAATAAAAAGGTTTTTCGCATTGGTAGCCCGAAGGGATAGAACATGAATCAGATACTGACGAGGATCTTCCCGATTGCAATCATAGTGCTGAATATAGCGGCAGCTATGATGTGCTTTTGGCAGAAGGATATTAAAAAAGGCTTTTATTGGTTAATGGCAGCAGGCCTTAACATAACTGTAATAATTTAACGGAGGGATAAATGATGGGCGAAAAATGGCTTACAGAGGAAGAGTTTTATAGAGACTTTAAAGCTGACGGAAGGTATGCGCTGATATGGCGCAGCCAAGGGATGCCGTATGGCAAAACGGACATGGGCGAGTACATATACCCCAAGTACGCTTGCCATGCATGGTTTGGCGGAGTTGATGGGCAGAATGGAGATACAAATGCCGAAGAAGAAAAAGTACATTTCTACCAATGCAAAGTGCCCGTATTATAAGGGCCAGGAACGGCAAAAGATTTACTGCGTAGGCGTACAGCCCGATAGCGCAATAGTGCTTACGTTCTCCTATCCCGGAGACAGAGTGAGCTATCAAGACGAATATTGTATGTGCGATCCGCAGGAATGCAAACTGTATCATGTACTGGAGGAATAAATAAATGAACGTATGGTATTTCATAACAATGGGTGCGATGATTGGAGCGTTAGCAATAAGCATATCTATAGCGCACAAGCATAAAAAAGAGTTGGCACGATTAGAACGCGAGCGCAGCAGAGAAACCCACGAATACATCTACAGGCAACAAACAAGAAAAATGTTGCGTGAGCTTAAAGAGAGTGAGAACTTTAATGAAGTGGAATGGCTTGAGGACAAAGTGATAGAACTCTTGGCAGAGCGAGATGCAAGATTATAAAACCACCAAGACGGCAGAAAATGCCGTCTTTTTTTATGCCCAAAAATGCATTTGGGGGGGGTTAACGTAAACGACCAATGAAGGTAGACTACCTGCGCAAATAGCGGATTGATTACGCTATGCGCGAAATAAAGGCAAAACCAGCCTATTTTCGGAGGAATTATCAAAATGGAAGAATCCACTATGACACAGGACACCAATGTGGAAGAGCTGGACTTTTCACAAGCAGGCGAAGAGTACACCGACACCACAGAAACGACCGAAGCAAGTGCACAGCAGAAGGAAGAGTGGGGACTCGATGTAGTTTTCAACGGCGAGAAGAAGACCCTTACTCGTGACGAGGCTATAGCCAATGCACAGAAGGGTTTGAACTACGACCACGTCAAGGCAGAACTTGACAAGCTCCGTGCGGCAGAGAAGGACAGAGCGGCAGACACCGATGCGCTCTCTGTAATCGACAAAGCGGCGCAGAGCCTCGGCATGGACAGAGCAGGATATCTCGACTTTTTGAAGCAGCAACAGCAACAGGCAGAGCTGGACAAGCTCATTGAGCAAGGCGTTACAAGACCCTTTGCAGAGCAACTGCTGCAGGAGCGACAGGAACGCCTCACCGACAAGGCAGAGCTTGAGCAGATCCGCAACGAGTTATCCGTGCTGAAAGACCAAAACACGAGGCGCGAACAATGGTCGAAGTTCTTTGCGGCTCACCCCGATGTGGAGGGCTTTGATGCACTCCCCGATGAGGTGAAGAGCGACATAGCATCGGGAACAGACCCCGAAGCAGCATACATGAAATGGGAGGTCAAAAGCCTCCGTGAACAGCTTGCGCAACAGAAGCAGGCAAAGAAAAACGCAGAAACGTCCGTAGGCAGCGCAAAAGGTGATGGCGCAGGTACGCTCGATGCCTTTGAGGCAGCGCTGGCGGCAGCGTTTCGACAATAACGAAAGGAAAAATTAAACAATGGCAGTAAATCTTGCAGTTAAGTACGCAAAGCAATTTGCAGCAGCATTCGCTCCCGAATCTTACCTTGAGGGCAGATACAACACCAAATGGTCTTTTGAAGGCGTTAAAGAGATTGCAATTCAGTCTCCCGTAACCGTTCCCATGACTCCCTACACCCGCGCAGGTGCAAACAGATACGGCAACCCCACCGAGATGGATACCGCTCTGCAGAAGCTCACTCTGACCAAGGACGAAGGCTTCACCAAGACTCTCGATCGCGGCAACTACACCGACTCTCAAATGGCTATCTCTGCAGCTAACTGGCTGAACGAAGAAGTCAAGCAGGTAGTAAGACCCACCACCGAAAAGTACGCTCTTCATAAGTGGGCACAGGATGCAGGTCAGATAGCCACTATCGCCGCTGCACCCACCAAGTCCACCGTTACCGATGCAATGCTCGGTCTCGATGTAGCTCTCGACAATGGCAACGTCTCTGACTCTGCACGTTATCTCTACATCCCCACCTCCCAGCACAAGAACATTGCACTCTCTTCCGAGTTCCTGTCTCTTGAGAAGCTCGGCGAGAAGGCTGTAGGCAGAGGCCACATCGGTCAGATTGGCAACATGAATGTAATCAAAGTTCCCGATGCATATATGCCCGCTAACTGCTTCGGTCTTGTAGCGCACAAGGATTCCGTAATCCTCGCACGCAAACTCTCTGAAGTACATCGGCACATCGACCCGCCCGGCATCAGCGGCTGGCTCATGGAAGGTCGTTGCTACTACGATGCATTCGTACTGGCAGCTAAAGCAGCGGGTGTTGCAGCTCTCGTTCTTGCATCTGCAAAACAGGCAACTCCCACCATCAATATCAGCAGCGGCAGCGCAACCATCACCTCTTCCGGCGCAACTGAAATCAAGTACACCCTTGATGGCACCGACCCCCGCTACAGCGCATCTGCACAAGTATATTCTGCAGCTGTTAACGTGGCAAGCGGCACCGTTGTCAAGGCAGTTGCATACAAGACGGGCAGCTTTGCATCTGATGTAGCAACCGCGACTGCGTAAAAAAACCAATTAAGGAGGACGTATGACCGCTTGGATAATCATAGCGTGCATATTAATTGAGGCACAAATCGCGGCATTGTTTTTCCTCCTCAGGCGGGAGGCTCACGCTCGTGGGCTTCTCGCCACCATTCGCCAATTAGCGGATGAGGAGAGGGAGGAGCTTGAGAAGGCACGCAAACAGCAACAGCGTGAACTTGAGCAGTTTGAAAGAATGATGTCTTTTAACGGAGGGATAAAGAATGACGTTGACGGCTGACCAAGTCTTTGATGCGGTTATAGCACTCATGTTCGCAGAGGATGCCGAGAAGGGTGACTATCAAGTCAACTTTATTAGGCAACTCAACATGAAGCTGGCGGAAGCCTTCAAGGTCAATAACTCCCTCCGCAGAATGCGAGGTCTTGAAGACCTTACAGAAGTGCCTCGCGTCACGCTTTTAACAGACGAGATACCCTATGAGTACGAGCTGACATACGACCTTCTGCCTGTTGGTGTAGCGGGTTTCCTGTATGTCGATGACGATGAAACGGGTATATCAAACGAATACAGACAGAGATGGACTACAGGCTTGGCAAGCATAGGTCAAGCTGAATTTGCGGAGGTACTACCCGATGGCTACTACTCCACGGACACCTTATAAAATCGAACTTAACAGTTTTAAGGGCTGTGACTTTGCCAACGTGGAGACATCCGTCGATATAACACGCTCGCCTTACGCACCGAACATTGTGGCGGATGCGGCAGGTGTGCCCGAAGTAAGACCCGGATACGTCACGCTTAATACCTTTGACGGACGTATCAACGGCATATACTCGGTCAATGATACGCTCGTAGTTCATGCGGGCGCATCGTTGTATATAGGGACAGGCGAGGAGTGGCAAAAAGCGGCTGACGTAGCTGATGCCCGATCGAGTGGCTTTGTGATGGGCGGCAAGCTCTATATCCTCACAGGCACGGAATACATAGCCGTAGACCCCACGACCAACACGGCGGCACCTGTTGAGGGCTACGTTCCCACCACGCTTATAGCTTGCGCACCTTCGGGCGGCGGCACAGACCTTGAAGCCTTCAACCTATTAACTCCGTGGAACGTGCAGAGCTTCGTAGCGGACGGCACGGCTAAAGAGTTCAAGCTGACTCTGCCCACAGGCACAAGGGCGGCGGCAGATGCTCCCGAAGTGCAGGTCAATGCACAGGTGGTTGCCAACTACACCTACGATGCAGACACGGCTACGGTCACGTTTGACACGGCTCCACCCGATGGCGAGGGTGTGGACAATGTCGTTATAAAATTCGCGCTGGCGGACTATAACGAGCGGCAGAAGGTGGAGAAATGCACAATATGCACGCAGTACGGCATAGGCAATGACTCCCGCATATTTATATCGGGCAACCCCGATGCAAAGAACGTGGATTGGCAGAGCGGACTTTACGACCCCACGTATTTCCCCGACACAGGCTTCACGCAGATAGGTGGGGACAGTTCCGCGATAATGGGCTATCTCAAGCAGTACGACAGCCTCGTGATAGTCAAAGAACGTCAAGCGGGTGAGAGCAGCATCTTCCTGCGCACGGCAGAACTTGACGAGGAAGGCACCGCAAAGTTCCCCGTAAGGGAAGGCGTAGCGGGTGTGGGTGCGCTATCCAAACACGCATTTGCATCTGCGGCGGGTGACCAAGTATTCCTGTCCACGGCGGGCGTGGTAGGTCTCGATACCAACTCCGTAACGCAACAGAAAAGCATTCAGCTCCGCAGTTGGTATGTAAACCCCGTGCTGATGGAAGAGGAGCATCTCACCGATGCCGTAATGGAAGCATACGGCAGGTACATGATGCTGGCGGTGGACGGAAAGATGTATGTTGCCAACACCGAGCTGACCAATGCCAACATGACAGGCAGCTACGGCTATGAGTGGTATTACTGGACGGACATCCCCGCGCGAGTGCTTAAGGAAATCGAAGGCACGCTCTACATAGGCAGAGAGGACGGCAAGCTTGCCAAATTCAAGACCGTTAAGGAATACGGCATGCAAGCCTACTCTGACGATGGCGAGGCTATAACCGCCATGTGGACTACTCCGCTTCTCACAGGCGGGGATTGGCTGCGCTTTAAGACCATATCCAAAAAAGGCACGGGCATTATGGCGAAGCCTATGGCTAAAGCATCGGGCACTATATTCTTCACCACGGACAAGACCATACGCCAAGCCACAAAGGACTTTACCATGAACATATTTGATTGGGACGACGTAGACTTTAACGCATTCTCCTTCAATGTGTTCGACAACCCCAAAGTGGAAGTGTCACCCAAGAAGTTCCGCAAGGTATTGCAGTTCCAAATGGGCGTTAAACACGACAAGGTCAACGAGGGCATGGGTCTTCTCGCAATGATGGTGTCCTACACGATAGGCTCCCGAAAACGGAGGTAAGTAATTGATACAGGATAAAAAGATAATTGCCGCGGACTACGCGGGCAAAGATATAGAAAGCATCGAAGGCGACTACGTCGGAGGGCAAAGCACGTCCCTCAAAAAGCGTTTCGATGCCGTAAGCAAGGACGTTATAGCACCCAAACACAACGAGCTTATAGACGAGCTTATTGCAGAGGGTGCAGCCGCAGAGATAGGCGCGGCACCGATTAACTCTAACAGCGGAAACAAGGTACAGGACATTCTGGAGTATCTGTGGGAGCAGATGCAGAGGGTAACGCAAGGTGCCATACCCGACGGCTCCATAACCGCATCCAAGTTTGCCGATGGGGCTATAACCACGCCCAAGATTGCCGATAACGCGGTAACGGCGGGCAAGCTCGCAGACGGCGCAGTTACGGCGGGCAAGCTCGCAGACGGCGCAGTTACGGCGGGCAAGCTCGCAGACGGCGCAGTTACAGAGGCAAGCTTAAGCTCCGGCATGGTGGCAAAACTCGCAAACTTTGTGACGACGGGCCGCTTTGAAGAGGCTCTGCTTGAAAAGGCGCCGAGGGTGCACAACCATGAGCTCAGCGACATAAAAAATGTACAGACAGGCGAAAACCTGCTTTTAAACTGGGATTTTCGAAAGCCTGTAAACCAGCGCGGCATATCGGGCGCTTGGGGGTCGGGATATGGTCTCGATATGTGGAAGTCTCAGGGCGAGAGCGGCGCAATAGTAAACGAAGGTTCGCTCACTTTGACAACCAGTCAAATACAGCAATCTTTAGAACAATACGCGGCTGAATACATCCATAACGGCGAAGTGCATACCGCCTCAATTTTATTCGAAGATGGTACTGTCCATTCGGGGCAACTTACACCGTCAGCGGCAAGTGATGCAACTATTACCATTAATGGCGTGATAGTGAAAGTGGCAAACGGCGGCGGTGGTGTGGGCTGGAAGTGGTTCTGCCTTAAAGCAGAATCAGGCACAAAGACAATAAAAGCCGTGAAGCTGGAGCTTGGCAGTGTGTCCACGCTTGCTATGGACAGATGTATGGACTACGGAGCGGAGCTTTTAAAATGCCAGCGCTATTTTGTACGCTACGGCGGCATAACTAACGCAAGTATTCACATTGGCTGGGGAATGTCACCTTCGGCAACGGGCGCAAACTGCACTGTTTCACTACCGTGCAAGATGCGTATTAGTTCGCCGACTATAAGCATTACAGGAAGCGTAGCTCTGCGATATGGTGCAACCGACAGTGAAGTATCGGCGGCAAGCACATATGTTCAATTGGCTAATGTGCTGTATTTTGGTATGACGAGTTCGGGACTTACTTCCAGCAGAATGTATGCCATTAGATTACAAAACGGTGCGTGCCTGGATATATCGGCGGAAATGTAAAGGGTGAAACTATGGAAGAAACATACAAGGTTTACATCAAAGTCAACGAAGAAGGCTATATAACCGAAATAAACAGCTCTGCATTTATTAAAGATACAAGCGGTTGGATGGAGATAGACGAGGGTTACGGAGATAAGTATTACCACGCTCAAGGAAACTATCTTCCCAATCCACTCATGACCGAAGAGGGCGAGTATAGCTATAAGTATATCAACAATGAGGTGACAGAAAATGCTTAACGAATTTATAGCCTATCTTGAAGAGCAGGTAAGAAACAAATCCATATACATTTGGGGCGCACAAGGTCAGACTTACCCCACGCTTACCGAAGCTTGGATAAAGAAAAAGGAGAGCGGCACCAACCGCACCAACGCGCTCAAGACCTACGCAAAAGCAGTTGCTGCGGGTTTTGAGAAAACCTGCCGTGCATTCGATTGTTCGGGTCTTGGTATGTACTGGCTCTATAATCTGAAAAACATTATAAAGGGCGACAAGACCGCACACGGCATGATGGGTCTGTGTACCATCATCGACAAGAAGCACCTCAAAAAGGGTGATTGGGTTTTTCGTGTTTACAAGAGCGGCTCCAAGAAGGGCAGAGCTTACCACATCGGCTATGTTGTGGACGATGACCTCAACGTTATAGAGGCACGCGGCAGAGCCTACGGCGTACAGAAGCGTGCGCTTAATGCCACAAGCGGATACTGGAATGCCTTCGGCAGACCCTCCGTGTTTGCAGAGTATATCGACACGGACGAAGAAATCTCCGAGCATATGTCCTTCATCAGAAATCTCAAGAAGGGCATGAAGGGTGACGATGTGCGCGAGCTTCAAAAACTGCTCAATAAAGCGGGTGACGATATCGCGGTGGATGGCAATTTCGGCAGTAAAACGCTTGAGGCGGTGAAGGTGTTCCAGAGCCGTGCGGGCCTTAAAGTGGACGGCATTGCGGGCGAGAACACCATAAGGGCACTTATGGCGAAAGACCTTCCCCCGGCATGGAGCATCATCCGTGAGCTTACTGTAGGCGCAGAAGGCTGGGATGTAAAGCACATACAAAACGCCCTTATAGCGGCAGGATACTCCGTAGGCACCACGGGCGTGGACGGCGACTTCGGTAGACGAACACTCATTGCCGTGAATGCATTCCAAAAGGCAAAAGGTCTTAAGGTGGACGGCATAGTTGGAAAGAACACCGTTGAGGCTCTCGGCGGCAGCTGGAAGGGATAAGGAATGTACTACAAAGACTTTGACCTCATAGTGCGGCACTTTCCCTCCAACGATGATTTGAGGATATACCCCATATCGGATGTGCATCTTGGCGCTGCGGAGCATATGGACAAGGCGTGGGAAGAGTTCCTCAAGATGATTAAAGAGGATGAGAACGCATACCTCGTATTAGCGGGTGACCTTATAAACAACGCCACCCGCAACAGCGTTTCAAACGTATTTGAAGAGACTATGCGCCCACGGGACCAAAAACGCCTTATGGCGGATATGCTTATGCCCGTCCGTGACAAAATCCTCTGCGCAGTAAGCGGTAACCACGAGCGCCGCAGCATGAAAGATGCCGACAATGAACCCGTGTACGACATCATGTGCAAGCTTGATATCGAAGACAGGTACCGTCAAAACATGGCTTTCATGAAACTGCAGATAGGCGAGATACACGGCACGGGAAGGAACAACCCCACGTATACGATAGTGGTTACGCACGGCAGCGGCGGCGGCATTTACACCGGCGCATCCGTAAACCGCAACGAGCGTTTTGGCTACGTGATAGACGGCATGGATTGCCTCATAACGGGGCATAGCCATAAGGCATATGTAACCCAGCCGTCCAAGATATTTATAGATACGCACAACAACAACGTGCGGTTCAGACCGTTCAAGGTGGTATCTGCCACGTCTTGGTTGGAGTACGGCGGATACGCTGCACAGAAGCAACTCCTGCCCTCGAGCCATGCTCTGCAAGTGATAGAGCTGGCAGGCAGAAAAAAAGAAATCAAAGTGAGGATGTAGGGGATGAACGAGATATGGCCGTTTTTACTGGGGCTTATCCCATCGATTATAACGAGCAGCGTGGTCTTCTATATGCAGAGAGCGCAGAAGAAACGCGATGAGAAGGCAGAGGGCAAGGCAAAAGCAAAACGCACGGCGGAACGCCTTTCTCTCGATCTGCAAATGGCAACGGCAAAGCTCTCATACGCCGTTGCCATGGCTATAAAGCGCGGCACACCTAACGGCGAGGTCGAGGAAGGCATAGAGGCATACGACAAAGCACTTGAACAGTACAGGCAGTTTGAGCGCGAACAGATTACATGGCTATAGGAGGCACAAATGAAACTCAAAGACAACGTTTACGATGTTCTTAAATGGATTGCAATGGTGGTTATCGATGCCATAGCAACGTGCTTTGCGGTTATAGCACAGGCATGGGGCATGGATATGGCAATCGTTTCTCCCATTGTGGTAACGCTTACGGCTATAGGCACACTCATCGGTGCGGTTATAGGTGTAAGCACGGCACAACATAACAAGACTCTCGGAGGCAAATAATGGCATATACTCCCACGGACTACAATGCTGCGTACAAGGAAGCGCAGAAGTATAAGCAGCAAGCTCTTGATGCGGAATACTCCGCCGCCAAAGCCAACGTAGAGGCAGAGAGCAGAGCTTTGAAGGGTGAATACGATGCGGCGAGAAGCAACACCTATGTAGGCGCAAGAAAGAATGCGCTGGCGGCAAACGAGGCACTCGCGGCAGAGGGTTTAGCACGCGGAACATACCAAGCACCCACGAGCGGATATGCGGAAACTGCGAGACAGAGACAGGACACGGCACTCCGTGCGGGGATAACCGAGGCAGACAGACGTGAACAGGGTGCACGTGACGGTCTTGCACAGCAGCTTATAAACGCAGGTTACGCAAAGGATGCGGGCATGGCGGAATACATGGCGGGCGCATACATAGACCAAATAAACCAACAGGCGGCACAGCAACAGTTCCAAACCCAATACGATTGGCAAGCGGAACAGGCACGTATCGCACAGGAACAGTGGCAGAGCCAAATGGATTACCAAAGAGCCATTGACGAGCTTAACACCTACGGCAAGATTCTCACCAAAGCATCTGCGGATGTACTGGGCGTTCCCGTAGGCACAACGAGCATGGTATACAAGATAGCACAGGGGGTGCGCTAATATGGCTTCTACAACCGATTACAGCGCGATTTACGCGAAAGCCGACCAAGCAGTCAAAGAACAGTATAACGCGGCTAAAAACGCGGTTGCAACCGCCCCAAACAACACGGCAACGGACTACGCGGCACTTAACAAGAAGACCAAAGACCGCAGAAACCTCTACGCTATAGGAAACAACGTAGCGGAGAACGTAGGGCAGGATTCGGGCTACGTCAACACCAACCGCTTGAGAGCCGAGGCGCAGATAAGCGGAGATGTTGCCGCGAACATTAAGCAACAGGCGGAAGCAGATGCTGCAAGAGACCTCAATGCACAACTGCTGGGCTATCAAGCAGACATTGCCGCAAACCAATACCTTGCAAACTCTGCACTCAACAGAGCCGATACCGTTGAGCAACAGGCACAGTACGATGCTTCTATGGACATGGCACGGCAGGAAGCACAGACGGCACAACAACAGTATGCGGCAGAGATGGCATACAACAAGGCTATGGCGGAGCTTGAGATGTTCGGCAAGATTACCACGCAGGAAGCGGCTGACGTTCTTGGCTTGCCCATAGGCACGACCTCTCTTGAGTGGCAGCAATACCTCGCGGCACTCGATGCGGCGGGCAGAGGCGGCGGTGGTGGCAATAATAATGAATACGGAGACACCACACCATACGGCACAATAAACCCCGTTCTGCGCGGAGAATATACGAACAGTGGCGCAGGTGTTGTGCCCGGTGCATTAACAGGCAATAAGACCACAAGTGCCATGTACGGAAACAGTGCAAAGGAACTAACTGGCACGCAAGCTAACAAGGGCGTAGTGCCCGGCGCGGCTGGCACTGAAATGTACGCCAACGCAGGTATGGGCGGTTACGATGCATGGAAAGCAGCCGAAGCATACAAGCAAAACCAAAAAGGTGCAGGCAGAAAAGGTGGAAACACAGGCGTGGTGCCTAAATAAAGAAGGGAGCACAGACTCCCTTTTTTCTTTTGGGGGGGGTTAACGCTAACGCGCAAAGTATATAGACTACCTGCACAAAAACACGAAAGGAGCACGGATATGGTCACAAGACCGAGAAAGTACAAAAGCGCAAAAGCATTTGCCGAAGCCGTAGACAGTTACTTTGAAAGTTTACAGGCACCCATGAAGGATAAAAGCGGCAAAGTAATGTGCAACGAAAACGGCGAGCCGTTTATGCATTTTGTAAAACCCGCCACCATGACAGGGCTTGCGCTTCACCTTGGACTCAAGAGCCGACAGGCAATTATAAACTACGAAGGCTACGGAGACGAGTATAAGGATATCGTCAACAGCGCACGCATGAGAGTGGAAGAATACTGCGAGCAGAGGCTCTTCGACAGAGATGGCGCAAAGGGCGCACAGTTCTCTCTCCGCAACAACTTTGGCTGGGTAGAGGAGCAGAAGATAGGGCTTGGCACTACAGAGGAAGGCTTCTCTATAAACGTAAAGTTCGATGAGTGAGCTAAACCTTACCGTTACAAAAAGACAGCGTGCGTTTCTCGAAGCGGATGCTTTTGAAGTTCTGTACGGCGGAGCGGCGGGCGGCGGAAAGACATACGGTCAGCTCATAGATATGTTGCTCTACGCAGTTAAATACCCGAAGAGTAAGCAACTGTTTCTGCGTAAGACATACCCCGAACTTGAGAAGTCTGCGCTGCGTATAGCGAGGGAGCTGTATCCGAGAGAAATAGCTGTATATAACGAACAGAAGCACACGTACATTTTCAAGAACGGCAGCGTAATCGACTTTGGTTATCTCCAGCGTGAAAACGATGTCTATAAATACCAATCTGCTGATTATGATGTAATCCGCTTTGACGAGCTGACGCATTTTTCCGAATTTACATACACCTACATGATATCCCGTATCAGATCGGGCGCAAACGATTACCCCAAAGCAATCAAATCCTCAACAAACCCCGGCGGTGTAGGGCACGTATGGGTCAAAGAAAGATTCATAGACCCCGCACCCGCAAACGAAAAGTTTTGGGTAAAGGAAGCGGAGGACGCGGAGCCGACAAGCAGGATATTCATTCCCGCAAGGGTTGAAGACAACCGCCACATCATGGAGAACGACCCGCAGTATATTGACCGCTTGAAGCGCATGAGCAGAGCGGAAAGGCTCACGCTCTACGAGGGCAGATGGGACGTGCTCGTTGGCACGTATTTCGATGAGTGGAACGAGAACATACACGTCACAAAGCCGTTCCCCGTTCCCGAAGAGTGGCGCAGGTATGTGGCTATAGACTACGGTCTCGATATGCTGGCGGCACTCATGGCGGCGGTGGATGACCTCGGCAATATCTACATCATTCGCGAGGTATACGAAAGCGGTCTTGTTATATCTGATGCCGCAGAACGTATCCGCGACATGGTGGGCGGGGAATATGTGGACAGTTACATAGCACCGTCCGACCTTGAAGGACGTTCCACACAGACGGGCAAATCGCAGATAGACATATTCCGCGAGCACGGCATTCCGTTCATCACAGTTAAAGGCGCGAGAGTGGACGGCTGGCTCAACGTAAAGGAGTGGCTGAAGCTCGAAGATGACGGAGACGGCGGTGTCACGTCAAGGCTAAAGGTGTTCGATAATTGCCGCAACCTTATACGCACGCTGCCCGCATTGCAAAGAGACGAGAAGAAGGTCTCGGACGTAGCGACAGACCCGCATGAATTAACACACGCACCCGATGCATTGAGATATCTGTTGTCTACCACGCCTAAACCCGGCGAGAAGGAAGACAAGGCAACGCATATTTACTATTCAGAGCTTGAAAGCTTTATAAACTACGGAGGATATTGATGGTTAAGAAAGACCCTAAAGGTATATGGCAAGAATATATGCAAGGTCTCACCTATAACGACTCTATAGGTTTGGGTGAGACGGTAAAACGAAACGAGCTTTTTGTACGCGGCAGACAGTGGGAGGGCGTATACGCTCCCGATATAGACAAGCCTGTATTCAATATCTTAAAGCGCGTTAAAAACTATCTTATAGCTATGCTTGTGTCGGATGACATAGGCGTTTCTCTGTCTCTGTTCAACAGAGTGGAGAACAGTGATGCACGCATAAAGCTCACGGCGGTTGAAGAGCAAATCGACCAAATAATGGAGTATACGCATTTTAGACCCAAGATGCGCGACGTGCTTGACGATGCCGCAGTAGACGGTGACGGATGTATGCACATTTACTTTGACCCCGACAAGGAGACGGGCTGGCAAGGCGTAACAGGACAGATTGAGGCAGAGGTGCTCGACAACACCTATGTTTTCTTTGGCAACACAGAAGAGGCAGACCCGCAGAAGCAACCGTATATCATCATCGAGCAGAGACGTTTGCTCCAAGACGTAAAAGACGAGATGAAGAGGAACGGCAGACCGCAGGACGATATAGACAGCGTAACGCTCTCCACATCCATGAATCAGCAATTCCGCGAGGAAGAGCAGACCAACAGCAGTAAGGTTACCGTGCTTATAAAATACTGGAAAGAAAATGGCACCATACATTTCTGCAAGGTT